TTGAATGTTATCGTAAATTAGACCCTAATACCTACACTGATGTGTGGGATGATATATTCTTAAAGAAATATGCAACACAACTTATCAAAATGCAATGGGGAGCAAACCTTTCTAAATTCCAAGGTATTCAGATGCTGGGTGGAGTTGCACTAAACGGTGAACAGATATATACTCAAGCACAAGAACAAATTGATAAATTAGAAGAACAAATTCAACTGGCATACGAACTGCCTCCAATGCATATGATAGGTTAAATTGTTATGCCAACAAATGTATACTTTGATACAGGAACAAAACCAGAGCAGAACCTCTATGAAGATTTAATCATAGAGCAATTGCGTATTTACGGACAGGATTGTTATTACATTCCTCGTAATATGGTTTCTGAAGATAAAGTATTCGGAGAAGATTCACTATCTAAGTTTGAAGATGCATACATGTTAGAAATGTATGTTGATAACGTAGATGGATATGAAGGTGAGAAAGAATTAATGTCTAAGTTTGGTTTAGACATTCAAGACGATGCAACCTTTACAGTTGCAAGAAGAAGATGGGAACAATTTGTTACGGTAGATAATAACATTGTTGTTTCATCAAGACCCAATGAGGGTGATTTAGTATACTGGCCTAAGGGAAGTAAACTATTTGAAATCACTTTTGTTGACCATGATGACCCATTTTATCAAGTACATAATCTACCGACATATAAACTGAAATGCAAAACCTTTGAATATGGTTCAGAGGATTTGGATACTGGTATTGCAGCAATTGATTCAATTGAGACAGATAATAGTCTTGACCAATTGTCTCATCAAATGACTCTGGAGAATGCAACAACATTCAACGAGTTCTTTGCTTTAGAAGAAGGTACACCTTCTGATGGACAACTGAAATTAGAGGATTCATTACTTGGTGATAAGATTCTTTCAGAAACGGTGGACAACATTGGTTCTATTGTTTTGGAAAATTCTGTCGAGGGTGCTGAAGCGGACTATATAATACTAGAAACTTATCGGGTTGACACTATTGATGAAACAGCACAGAATGATTTATTTGATAGTGAAGAGGATACAATATTAGACTTTACCGAATCAAATCCATTCGGTGACGCTGGGATGAAATAATTATGATTGGAAATTACTTTTACAACGAATCAACAAGAAATGTTGTGGTAGGATTTGGTTCTATCTTTAACAACATTCAACTTGTAAAGAAAGATAACTCTGGTAACGTAACACAGACAATGAAGGTGCCGTTAGCATATGGCCCTAAACAGAAGTGGTTGTCCAGATTGCAACAAGACCCTAACCTAACAAAAAAGGTTGCGGTTACTTTACCTCGTATTGGGTTTGAGATTAGTGGATTGTCATACGACTCCACTCGTAAACTTAACAAGATGGTGAAGGCAAAGAAGGTTGCAAACGGAGAAAACAAAGAAGGATTAAAGGAAGGGTTTATGCCTGTTCCTTATAATGTTGATTTTGAACTATTCATTATGAGTAAAAATTCAGATGATGCATTGCAGATTCTAGAACAAATTTTACCATACTTCCAACCAGAGTACACAGTTACTTTGAGAGAAGTACCAGAATTAGATATTGTTAGAGATGTTCCAGTAACATTAAACAGTATTGGTTATGAAGATAGTTATGAGGGAGAATTTACAAGTCGTAGAGCAATTATCTACACATTAAGTTTCTCTGCAAAATATTATCTATATGGCCCTGTGACTTCACAGAATGTCATTCGTAGTGTACAAGTTGACCAGTATACAGATATGCCAGTTAACGCACCTAAGAGGGAACAGAGATATTCTGCAACACCTAAACCAGCAGATGTTTCTCCTGCTGATTGGGATACTGATGATGGTGATTTCGGGTTCAATGAAACTACAAGTTTCTATGAAGATGCAAAGAATTTTAATCCGTCAACGGGTCAAGATGAATAAATAGTACAAAAGAATCTAAGGATTAAACAACTATGGCAATTAGAAGAATTCAAGAAAGAGCAACTGAAAACCTCTTTACAAACACAGAAATCTCTGGAACAGAGGCAGCGAAAATGCCTGTGGGAACTACTGCTCAACGAGCAAATGTTAAACAAGGAGATATCAGATTTAACTCAACTATATCACTGATGGAATATTACGATGGTAGTATTTGGAAAGCAATCGACTCTCCACCAACAGTATCATCTATTTCACCAACAACTGAAACAGATGCTAACGCAAACATTGTAATTACTGGTTCTGGTTTTAGTTCTTCTGTAACTGTAAAATTTGTTGGTAATGACGGAACTGAATATGCATCTCCGTCTGCAACACGAAATTCAGCAACACAGATTACTGCAACAACGCCTAATACTGCACTAACGGTTGCAAATGAACCTTATGATGTTGTGGTAACAAATACATCATCTTCACTTTCTGGAACTCTTGCTGATGCACTAGATGCTGGTGGTGTTCCTGCTTTTGCAACATCTGCTGGTTCTTTAGGAACAATATTTGATAGCGGCAGAACTATTAGTGGTACTACACTTAACGCAAGTGCAACTGACCCAGATGGTGATACGATTACATATTCGGTAAGTGCTGGTTCTCTTCCTTCTGGGCTGAGTATAAGTTCTTCTACAGGAATGATAACAGGTACAGCATCTGCGGTTGGAAGTAACACAACTTCAACATTTACAGTATCAGCTGCAACTGCGTCTGATACTTCAACAAGACAATTTTCTATTACAGTTAACGCACCTGTAATTACATCTTACACTTCAGTTGGTTCTGGAACATTCTCTGTTCCTTCTGGTATATCAGCAGTTGACGTATTAGTCGTTGCTGCTGGTGGTGGTTCTGGTGTAGATAATGGCGGCGGTGGTGGTGCTGGTGGTTTAATTTATAGACCCGCATTCCCTGTAACTCCAGGCGGTTCAGTTTCTTATACCGTTGGTAATACTGCTGGTTCATCATCTGGCCCATATCCATCCAATCCAGCAGTCGGACAACAAGGTGGACAAAATTCTGTATTCGGAACACTAACTGCACAAGGTGGTGGTACTGGTGGAAACTGGCAACCAAACTCTTCTGGCTATGATGGTGGTTCTGGTGGTGGTAACGCTAGGTATAATGACCAATCTGGTGGTAATGGCGGTGGAACTGGAACACAACCACAGGTTCCAGGCGATTCTGGACAATATGGTTTTGGTAATCCAGGCGGACAATCTTCTCGTTCCCAACCTCAAACTAATGGTTCGGGTGCTGGAGGCGGTGGTGCTGGTGGAGCTGGTGCTGCAGACCAATCTGGAACAAGAGCTGGCGATGGTGGTGCTGGTAAAGCATACTCAATTTCTGGTTCAAGTGTCCATTATGCATATGGTGGAGGCGGTGGTTCTCAGCAATATGCAAACGGATACAATGGTGTCAGTCAAAATGCACCTTCTACAAACGGTCTGGCTGGACAAGCAAACAGAGGTGGTGGCGGAAGCGGTGGTTCTGGTGGTGGTTCAGAAGCAACAGGTGCTGGCGGTACTGGTGTCGTCATTGTAAAGTACTAAATACTAATATAATTATTACACAATAGGAGTGAATATAAAATGGCTAAAAAATGGAATGAAGAACATATTGAAGCGGCAGAAGAAGTAATGAACTTTGCTCGTGCAACAGGTAATGAAAAACTTGCAGAGATGATTAAAGATTTGTTTGAGATTAAAGAAAAACCAATTTTTGATACATCAAGTTCTGTATTTTTAAACCTTTCAGAACCTTTAAACATTGGGTGTAATATTCAAGGATATAAACTTGAAGATGGAGTTAGATATCCTTTCTACTCTGTAGAGGGTGATATTCGTGAATTTGAAAAACTACATGACACCGTAAAACAAATGCGTGTAGGTAATGTCGAAGCAAGTTGATATACTAGATAATGTTTTAGGAGTTACAGATGTTGTAGAAACAACTACAAGAGATGTTACTCCACCTAAACCTGTACTTGTTCCCGAAACAAAAATGACGGAAGAAGATATAGACAACGATTATAAATATCAGAGAGAAAACTTTTATAATCTGATAGAGAGAGGACAGGATGCAATTGATGGTATTCTTGACCTTGCAAGGGAATCAGAACACCCCAGAACCTATGAGGTTGCGGGGCAACTAATTAAGAATGTTGCAGAGGTAACAGAGAAACTTGGAGACTTACAAAGTAAGATGAAAAAACTCAAAGAAGTACCTAACACTGCACCAAAGAATGTAACTAACGCATTGTTTGTGGGAAGCACAGCAGAACTACAAAAGATGTTAAAAGGAAAAGAATGATATGCCATTAACTAGATTTAAACTAAGTGCCATTGAGGACGGTGGTATTGCAACTGCTGATTTAGCAGACGGTGCTATTACAACTGCAAAGATTGCTGATAGTGCAGTCACTAGTGTAAAGACTAGTAACTTATTTACTAATACAGAGATTGCTGGAACTGAAGCAGCAAGAATGCCTGTCGGTACTACGGCACAACGTGCCAATGCACAATCTGGTGACATTCGTTTTAATTCTACTCTATCTCTTATGGAATATTACGATGGGGCAGCGTGGAAAGCAATTGATAGTCCGCCTCAAATAAATTCAATTAGTCCTACAACCGAAAGTGATGCAAACGCAAATATTGTTATTACTGGTTCTAACTTTCAAACAGGTGCAACTGTTAAGTTCGTAGGTAATGATAATACTGAATATGCATCTCCATCTGTAACTAGAAATTCATCAACACAAATTACAGCAACAACACCTAACACTGCATTAGCAGTTTCTAATGAACCTTATGATGTTGTCGTAACAAATACAAATGGTCTTTCTGGAACTCTTGGTGATGGACTAGATGCTGGTGGTGTTCCTGCTTTTGATAACTCTGCTGGTTCTTTAGGAACAATTCAAGATACTCAAAGAACTATTTCTGGTTCTACATTAGACGCAAGTGCAACTGACCCAGATGGTGATTCAATTACATATTCTGTATCAGCAGGCGCTCTTTCAGGCGGACTTTCAATTAGTTCTTCTACAGGTTTAATTACTGGAACTGCAAGTGCTGTAGGTTCAGATACAACATCTACGTTCACTGTATCAGCAACAACTGCTTCTGGTGATACGTCTACAAGACAATTTTCAATCACAATTGCTGCTCCTGTAATTACATCTTACACTTCAACTGGTTCTGGAACATTTAGTGTTCCTAATGGTGTATCAGCAGTTAATGTCCTAGTTGTTGCTGGTGGTGGTGGCGGCGGTGCTGCTAACAGCACTAAGGGAACAGACGGTGGCGGCGGAGGCGGTGCTGGCGGACTTATCTACAGACCTGCTTTCCCTGTAACTCCAGGCGGCACACAACCATATACCGTTGGTGGCGGTGGACAAGGTAATAGTCAATGGTCACATTCAAATGATGGAAACTATCAAAAAGGACAAAATTCAGTCTTTGGATCACTGACTGCTTTAGGTGGTGGTGCTGGACAATCAGGCCCAGGCGGCCCAATAACTGGATCACATTATCAAGGTGGTTCTGGTGGTGGTGCTGGTAATGGTGGTGGTAATGGTAACACTGGTGGACAAGGAATTCAATCACAACAGCCAGGTGATTCTGGAACTTATGGTTTTGGAAATCCAGGCGGTTCAACACCAAACCAAACACCATACAATGGAAACGGTGGCGGTGGTTCTGGTGGTGCTGCTGGGGCGTGGAGTGCTCCTGCATCTGGAGCTGCTGGAGCTGGTAAATCATATTCAATCTCTGGTTCATCAGTAAGTTATGCTGGTGGAGGCGGTGGTGCTGGCGGTG